CTGTAGGATCAGGATGTACATTATAAATACCTGTACCATATCCTTCTGTTGGGAACCTACGAATTTCTTTTGCTACTTCCTCACGGAGAGCTTCCTCTGTGGGAGCAGTCCAATGCTCCTCAAGCCTATAATCAGTTTCTCTGACTTTGATACGGACTACAGTCATTTTACACTCCAACTTTTTTAAATGATTCAATGAAATCGGGACCAGCATCAAGGCTTACATAGTTATCACCCTGCATACCCTGCTCACTATACCCAACATCATGACTATTAAACCCAAGACTATTCAAATACTTCCTAAGTTGTTTAAGGAATAATTCGTCGGTATAGATTAGACCATGACGAATAATATCCCAAGATTTAGTATCAAAGAAAACCTGCAATTCGCCATACTTTGACTCCTCATCATGGCGAAGATTAAGCCCAATAATTTTCACACTTTTAGCGACACTAGTCCAAAAACCTTTACCATTTGTCTTGAGGGTCTTAGAAATTTTCATCATTTTGAACTCCATTCGTTAACTGTCAATAATGCTATTATATACCCAAGTCCATTTATTGTCAACTACGCAACCACACAGCCCCAGCCCTCACGCTGAATTTTGCGACGGGCATTAAGCATAGTTTGGCGTAATTTACGGACTTGCTCGGTATTAGGGGCGTTTAACCCACCTAATTCAGTAAGAGCAAGCAGAGCAGCATCACGTTTTTTATAAGTTTTTACCGCATCAACTGGAACCAAAAATACTTTGTTGAACATTGGGCTAGTGTAAAGAACTTTTTCCATCGTTTACTCCGTTTGTTAACTGTCAATAATGCTATTGTATATCCAACGCCATTTATTGTCAAGCCTAAAATCGGTAATTTTCGTAGTTTCTTATGGGATGACTACGGTTAGTATGCTTTTGTTCATACTTTAGTATTACTCCGCGGCTGTTCATAGCAGTGGCAAATGTGGCTAAATCACAGTCTTCCTCAAGGTATACAGTTTTACCCTTTTGGTAGCTGAAATATGTGATTTTATCACTGATTCCAAGTTGGTCTAACAGTGTACGCTTAACAGCAATCCAACCATGTCCAGGATCGGTATAGTATTTTACCTTCATTTTAGCCCCTAAGTAAGTCATAAACACGCTTATGGATCATGTCCATTTCACTTTGATCCACATAAAAATCGGTACGAGGATCGTAGTATTGACCTACACTGTTGTCATAATACAACACTCTGCCTGAGAAGTTAAAAGGACCTTCTAGACCCTTGCGTGGACCGTATTTGGTACGCATTTCGTCCATTTGAAATTTGTCAGCAACTACTTTGTGTCCCATGCAAAACTCCTTCAAGTCAGAATATAAGCATAATACAGTAAGTTGGATTTATTGTCAAGAATGATAAATAAGATTATTAAGAAAGGAAAATATATGGCTATTCCCCCACCACCATATGCAGAGATTACTGGGATTTATACAACTGATGATAAACATCAGGCAGTTTCTTTAGGTAATTATGATGGAAATGCTAGACCTGGTCAATTAGTTATTGATACTACAAATTTTGAGTTGTATATAGGAAACACGGATGGAAATGTAAATTCAATTTACGCAGCAACAACTATAGCAAATACAGTTGGAGGTGGTGCCACAGTTGGTATTTCCAGTATTGTAAATGTATCTGCAGATTTTGGAAGCAGTGACGCAAATGATCCTGGAAGTGCTCAAGGATTGAGAGGGCGTGTAACTGGTTCAAATTTAACAGGTACAAAAAATTACGTAATAGGAACAACTGGACAGTATCTAATCACTGGTACAAATAGTTCTACGTTTCCAAAAGCAGGTATAATGGGCGTTGTGGGTAGTGGTACAACTACAGCAGATGCCGCTGTTATGGCATATTTAGATGGAGACTCTGGACTAACTACTGCTACCTCAGCCTTTAAAGTTGCTATGATTAACTCTACAGGTGGAAGTGGTTTTGATTATGGTCTTGATTTGGAATGGCTCAGCACTGGAGTTGCAGGAACAACATCCGATTTTGCTGAAGCTGATATTCGTTTAAATAATGGATTGACTATTAAATCAGTTACAACAAGTGTAACAGATGGTGCCGCAACATCTTTGGCAGCAGGTACAGTAGTGCTAACAAGTAACGCTACTGGTGTTGGTAAAATGTTTATAAGTGATGGATCTATTTTAAAACAACTTGCTTTTGCTACGCCATAAATAACAAAGCCCCTTTCGGGGCTTTGTTTGGTTACTTTTTAAAACTACTGTAAGTTACAAAGTTATACATTTTCTCAGCAGTTTCAAGCACTTTGTCTAGTCCAGGAAATTCAGGCATGTTAACAGTGTTAACAATTTGTCCTGTCTTTTCATCACGCTTGGCAGACATTTCCCAACCTTGCCATTTATATGTGTACTCTGCTTGTACCATATCTTTTGCCATTGCTAGGATATCACTGCGAATTTCGTAACCATTTTTATTAAACTTTACTTCAGGTAATTTTACATCTGGAAGGATTTTATCACCATAATTATTTGACATAATATTTCTCCTTGTGTGTATGTCTGTGGCTATATTGTAGCATATCTATTTATTATATCAACTACTTTGGAACATAATTTGACTTAGTAAAGTCCCATTCTTCTCCTAATGGTTGTTCATTTTTACTAACAAAACACAATAATAAAAATGTAAACATATTATTTCCCCATTAACTTTACAGCGTTTTGCCATTTACCTCTGCGTGTTAAGTAGCTAGCTACCAGTCCAGTACACCAAACATCATACATCATTCTTAAAAAAGTCATACCCAACCTCCCATTCCACGCTTATGTAAATGTAAATATCTGTTTGCTCTTGCTTTACCACTTTGTTCAAGTGCTAAAAAAACCTTATGTGCTAAACCTAATAAAAAAGTAATCATCATTTATTTTCCTTGTAGGATTTGTATTCAAACTCTTTGATATAATTGTCAAGAGTCGCAGCATCGGTAATGCTTTTGTTGCTAAGATAACGCTCTAAACGATTTTGGTAACCATCGCTTAGAAACATTTCTGCTAGTCGCTCAAGGATATTGAGCATAAATTGTTTAATCAACATACTACTTTCCTTTACCCCCATATGGGTTGAAACAACTTTTCATAGTATTATTGAAAAACTCTTTGTTAGTCATAACATTATAAACTGCCACTCCCGTGTCTATTGTGTTTGTGTAAGAGTTTTTAGTGTATTCAGTCTGTTTGTCTATAAACTCATTAAGTAAATTTCTTACATCATTATTGGTGACGAAAGTATTGACAAAGTTTTTCTTGGTGCTTTGGATAGCATCCATCATAAAAAAGGGCATTGTGTTAATCATTTGTGTATCTCCATGTGTGTATGTATTTATTATGTTGCGGTGCGCAAAAAACATAATGTTAATAAAAAGCCCATATTAGCTATGGGCTTTTTCAAACTTTAATAATGCTAGCTGTCTTGCCAAATATAACCTATTCTTTATATAATCAGAAAGTTCAATGTCATCTATATTTTGTTTACGATGAACTCTAATACGGTTTTTATTTGTATAAAAGTCATCGTTTATGTAAACTATATTTGTATCATCAAAATTCTGATAAAAGCTTAGATATGGTAATTGGCTTCTGCGAGCCAATATTATTTTTTTGCTGGTTTAGCTTTTTTAGCTTCTTCTTTCTTAGCGTCAGCTTTTGGAGCATCTTTCTTAGCTTCTGCTTTAGGAGCATCTTTCTTTGGCTCTTCTTTCTTTGGTGCGTCAGCAGCAAATGCGGTAAGAGCAAAAAGACCAGCGAATAGAGTTGCGAATAGTTTCATTTTAGTTTCCTTTAAGTTAAATGAATTAGACATTTGCATGTCTATATATATTAACGCATGAGGCGTTAAATTCGTTGACAAAAAAGTTAGCCTCCTCGCCCACTTCTTCGTACAGTTGTTGTATTATTAAATCCTTTACTTGGTTTTTGTACATTGTGTTGTTTACCATTTAGTGTTTGTTTTTTATTTTTATTAGCATTATTAAGTAATTCAACTAATGGATTTGGTTTCTTTTGTTCGGTCATGTTATCTTCCTTTCAATACATTATTTAATACTATCTAAGTACAATAATAAATCGCCGTATAGTGCTACCAATACTGCTATCTTATTATCATACAATCTTATCAAAGGTATTTTAGTTTTATCTTCTAATTTAATTCCCAAATAATATGGGCATTTTATTTTCTTATTACACTGTATAATAAAGCTTTGTGGATTGAATTTTTTCTCTTTATTAAATTTTAATTCAATGTCATAATGAGTAATACCAACTAATTCAAATACAACTTTACCCTCATCTGTAATACGCATACCTTCACTATTGCGTCCAGTCATCCACCAACGTAAGTATACTTGGTCTACTGTATGTGATTTATAGCGGTCATGACTCTGTAAATTGTCTAATACGTATTGTGTTATTTTAATTTTATTAGACACTATCATCTGCGTATGGATATACAGTTTGTCCATTGTTTAAAAAGACAACTGTAAACTTATCTGTTTTAAACTGCATATTTAATTTTCTACATAGGTTTCTAGCATGACCAGGATTACTAAAACTAGTTTTCTTATATTTGGGCGCTGTTGTACTATCTAGGTAATGTTGTGATTTTAAGTTAATTGGTTGGTTATCATAAAATACAGCCCATATACCCGCAGCTTCTACAATCTGATCGGTTTTGTAGGTCTTTTTATCAACATGCTCAAGTATTACTTTAGGCTGTGTTCTACTCATTTAAAGCTACCACCGGTTATATTAATTTTTACTACTTCTTCGTTATTACTTTTCTTTTCATTCAAGTCTAACAATAACTTTGCTATATCATCACGTAATCCACGTGCGTCATTAAGTGGAATAATTATATCTTTACTTTGTTTACCCTCATAGGTAGTCATCTTATCCAAAAAACGTTTTATGAAAATCATAGAATATTTATCGCTACTTCAGCCTCGGTTTCTGTTTTAAACGGGCCAATATATTCATAGCGTTGAATAAAGATATACTTTGGACAAAACACAACTTCCTTATGTCCATTCACATTCATTACAAACCATCCAGCAGCATGATAACACTTGCTTTTACTTGACTTTGTATATAAGTGTAGTTTACGTTGAATATCATAGATACTATTATAAACTTTAGATGTTGTTGGGTATTCTGGGTATGGTTGTTTACTTGTTGTTTTTGTATTTGTATTGACAAATTGAATATCAATAAGTCTTTTTATATCGTCTGTACTATCAAAATGCACAGACCTACCATCAATTTTTACATCATATCCATTTCCATCGCTTAGTACGTTTCCTACTTTTTTCTGTCCGTCTGTAATAACCCAATATTGGTCATCAATAATAGGTTTAGCAATCAGTCCACTCAATTTTACCCTCCGTGTTTTTTTGTAATAATGGTATAATATTGTTGTTCACAATTTGTGTCATTCTGTTTACTAACATACTTCTTTCATCATTTGTCATTCCAGGTACCCAACTCGGGTCATCTGGACTTTTATTTAGTCCAAAATCATGACGGTATGTAAAACACATATCCATAATTAGTTTTTGTTTTTCATTTTCATTCATCTTTAGTAAGCTTTGCTACCATTAAAAATTGTTCATAAGCATTTTTAACTGATGGGTTATCTAATAATTTATTTGCTTCTTGGTATAATACTTCAAGCCCAGCATCAACTATATTACCAGCACTATCAGTGTATAAACTATAAAAATTATCGCCCATTGACTTTTTAAAGTTAATGTATGCTTGTGCTTGCTCATGTGTTAGTGTTTTTTGCTTTACTTTAAGTCCGCTAGCAGTCATTAATGCCTCAACCATTTTGTTTTTAGCAGTGATTGAGGCAGCAATAAGTGCGGCATAGTTTGGATCAATGTTATAAAGCGTATAAGTACTACCTGGCTCAATTGTTACTAAGTGAGACCCTTTTTGGTAGGCTTCACGCAATTCGCTGTCATATTCACTAACAGCAACATATTTGCGTCCTACTTTCTTGTAAAATGTAGTCTTACTCATTTCTTTAACTCATTGATAACTAATTGTTTTGCTCTAGTATCCAAATCTAATTGCTGTTTTTTTACCATTAATGGTGCGAATTGTTCAATATAACTTAGTATAGCTTCTTTGCCACTATCTGTCAAGTGGTTATAACACCCATTACTACCAACATTAGATTGATAGTAAGCAGTACGGTCGTTTAATACTGCTAATATACCTGCATATATTTGTTTCTCTAGTAGATTACTCATGTATCTTGCCCGTATACGGGCTATTGAGCCACTTAGCAAAAGCTTCGGCATTTTCAGATATTTTAGTAAGTTCATATTTCGCACAAAAACGAAGGAAGTGAACACCAACTTGGGGTGTAGTTTGAACACGTACATTTTCCCTAATAGTCTTATCTACAGCATCTTTAATTTCTTGTGGTTGAGCATCTAAATCAATCAATGTGCGATTACGCTCATAGCAATCACGCACACGCTGTTCTTCACCATTGTGATCTACCCAACGCTGTAGCATCATGTTATTCCAATTAAACCCTTGACGGTTACGGTCTCCGAAGGCTTCAATCAATCCAACTTTGTTTTTACTACCTTTACTACGTACACCAGGATACGCACTGAATACATTGTCAGTGCTGTCTCCGCGCATACATTTTTCAAATAGTAAGTATTGTGGATCACCTAATGTTCTAGCTTCTTTAGTCTTTTTGTCAACAATTAGTCTATCCTTTTCATCATAGTAACCTGATAATTTGATGAGTTGATTACTGACTCCGTTGTATTGGAACACGTTTTCGTTAATAAGCTGAACGTAATCAGTATCAGAACTAATAATATAGTGCGTGTCATTTGGATGTAATTTTATAAACCTTGAGATAATATCATCTGCTTCAGCAGTAGGGTGACGCAATATACTGGTATTGGTCTTTTCACGAATAAATGTAGTAAACTTTTCGTAGGTCTCCCAAAACATTTTGTTTTCTTCGACCTCTGCCTCAGTCATAGCAGATTCATCTACTTTGCGATTAGCTTTGTATGGCTTGTAAAAATCTTTACGCCAACTACGACCTTCGGTACAAAATACCACGTGATCAATACCAAACCGCCGTACACAACTATTGACACTTGATAATGTCAAGTGTAACGCCATACCCACTTTTGTCCAAGGATCTTCATTACGACTTGCCACATGTCGGGCACGGAAGAAGGTATTTGCAGTGTCAATCAATGCGTATTTCATTATTATTCCATGTTATCTAAATCGTAGTCAGTATAGTATATGTTTGAATTATTGTCAACCTTTAGTGATTTACACACACCTTCGAAGTTAGTTTGGTATTTTTGCCAAATTTCACCATATGGGTTAAAGTTGCTAAAACTAATTTTAATTGGGTGTGGTATACCTTCATCATTTGTTTTCTCCAAAAACTTCTTATATCCTTCATATGGAATCAATAAAAAGTATACTTTTGGATTCATTACCCCAGGTAAAGTAGCACAAATACAAACACGCAATGTTCCGATTTTATTGTTAATGTGTATGGTAGCTTGGAAGTTACTACGTCCACTTTGCTTGTTTTCAAGATTGCTTAGTGTAGCAAACTTTGCGTCACTATCATCATCAAAGTCACGATACCATTCATTTCCTTCTAGTAATTTAGTATGACCCATATGTTTAGCTAATACTTGTTCCCAAAATTGGCCTTTATTTTGGTCATCATTAAGTATTGACTCCATAATATGTTGGCGAATTTCAGGGCTTTTCTCACTATGTAAATCGTTTACCAATTCACTTAAAAATTTTGGATTAAAGGGCATGATTTTTTCCTATGTTAAGTTTTATGCCAAATGTAAATCTTGTCTTGTTTCTTTTTGTTTTTTTGCTGACCCAATTGCTGTAGTAAATCTTCTTCACTGTCACAAACGGGTAGTCCATGCTTTACTGCGTCCTCATACATTTTTGGGCTAATATTGAAACATACATGTCCGTTCTGTTTAATGTGTTTGATACATTTCTTAAATAACGGAATAAAGAATTTCTTATAAAACACCTTATCATTATCCCAAAGTGGCATATGTTCATATATTTCTAAGTTTATATAAGGAGGACTAGTTAATACAAAATCATAATTAATCTTACTGAAATCAACATCCAAACAACTACGCCATATCATGTTAAGTTTACTAGTTTGTGATACTGTAAATAACCCATTACCAAACTCTGTTGCTGACGTATTTAAGAATGTCATCATTTCTTTATAAGCAGGCATCATTTCTATATTAGTATCGATGCCAGTATAGTCAATACCTAATGCCCAAGCACCAAGCATTCTACCTCCCCAACCTGCTGTTGGATCTAATACACTTGTAGCTTTGTATTTTTTATATAGATATTTGGCAGTTGTAGATTTAAACATTACAATACTGCCTAAGTTTATTCTAAAGCATTCGTATATATTGCCAGCAGCAGTTTTGCCACCACGATTTCTTACACGTGTATCATCTAATAGTTTAGCCCATTTTGTTGGATCACTATGTATATCATAGATGTTTTTCTTACTATCCTCTCTACGGCATTTTAACAAGTTTTTAAATTGAAAATGATATAAGAATGGATTACCATAAAAGTTGTTGGCATTAGTATCAGCGGTGAAAGACTTTAGTTTATCTAAATCACGTTTAAGTTCAATATCGGAGATAGTCTTGTGATTTTCAATATCTTGTATTGTCACTAACTCTAAGTTGTGATTTACTGGTTTTAATGGTTTCTTCATTTAACAAAGTTTAGTACGTTTTGTTCACAAATTGTTCTTTTAGTATGTGAAAAATAATCTGTTTTATCTTTACCGCCATACTGAAAGTGCTGTTTACGTGCTTTTTGTTGCCATCCACGATTATGTATATCTAATTCATCAACCAACTTCTTATACTTATTGTCTATTTTTTTGTATTCCTGTTCTTTTTTGTCAAGTAATGATTGTAACGCATCGGTAATAACATCGTGTCCTAGAAATACAGTAGTTGTATTATACTTGCCACTGTTAAAAATGTAAACAGCATTTGGGCGAGGAAGGCTGTCATTCCACATTGGACATGTTCCATTCTTTGTGCTTTTACATTCAAACCCAATAAATCTATCATCAAAATCACGCACAAGAATGTCTGGGAAACCCTGTGATCCTGCTGGTTGTACAATAATACTACCTAATGGCATGTCTGCCAATGCTATACGTAAATTAGTATCTACACTATTTCTAGCCCATTCTTTGAGCACTGCTTTCCCTAATTTAGGATAATCTTTTTTATTAGTCTCACTAAAACCTGCTTCAAGCAATTTAGTTGCTACAGCATTTTCATGTCCGTGTACTACCTGACCACTACGTGCTTGGTCATTCTTATAATAAGACATAGTAAGTATTTGTTTTGTCGCTTTTAGTAATTGTTTGCTCATATAATGTAGATGTAAAGTTGTAATACACATACATTATATATACTTTAATTACCAAAGTCAACCATTAACTTACCTCAGTACGCCCATCTCCAATATCTCTACTACGGATTACACGTAAGTCACGGTTCTGTGGATCAGCTTGTTGCTGTTCGTAAATTTCTAACGCTATGTTTCTACAAACAGTTTGGAACCAACGATCTACTATTTGTGCGTCAGTATCATCATTTCGTATTTTATACCCAGCCTTAATTAAATTCAGTACAAACTTATCGTTCCAATCCAATTCAAAACTACCATTATTGATATCAGCTGGATCTAGTTCTACTGATAATATTGAAATGTAAGGTTCACCATTCTGTGTAGCAAGTTCTTTAGGTGATAGTTCTTGTTTAGATTTTTTAGTCTTTTTGGGATTTGTAGGAGCCTCGCTCGGTGGCTCCAGCCTTGGCTGTTCAGTTTTCGTCCCTACCCCAAAAAGATTTTTAATTTTATCAAACATTTATATATGTATCAAATAAGTTTTAAGTATATATTAAAATATAGGGGGTTTCAAATATTTTGGAATAAATAAAAGTGAGGATCGCGGATCTGGACAATCCCACCCTCTCTAACGCTATTTGGGAGCATCAGCATGACTATTTATTCACATTCCGTATACTGGATTCATTTACCGAATCAAACAGACCAACTTACACAAGGCTACATCGGTGTATCTAATGATCCGAAGCGGAGATTGGCTGAACATTTCAATATATCAAAATTTAGAAACGATAAGAATCCATTTTTTGGTAGAATTTTGAACAAGTATTCTTCGGAACTCATACAAACCATAATTTTTATTGGCACAGAAGAAGCATGTTATGCTTTAGAAGAAGAACTTCGTCCTGCCAAAAATATAGGATGGAATGCCAATGTGGGCGGTAGCAGACCACCTTCTAAATTGGGTTGGACGCCATCTAAATCTACATTAGAAAAACGATCCGCATCACTTACAGGAATACCCAGATCCGACACATGGTGTAAGAATTTATCAGAGGCCAAAATGGGAATAAAAAATGGCATGTTTGGTAAGACAGAACCTTGTTCGATTGATAGAAAAGTGGCAATTATAAAATCTAAAAACCAAGATAGATTAGTTAATCTGATTAAAGTTTTTGAGTTGTTGAAGTCAGGGGAGTCTGTTAGACATATTTCAAAAATTACTGGTTATGGTACGAGTGCGATCTGTGCTATTAAGAAAAATCCCGAATTACACCTCAAGGCTTTTCCAATACTCAAACAATTTGAAACTTGCTAAATTCTTGGCTTTTGCTTCCACCATACAGTCCGCCCACGCCCAGTGCGTATTTGCCCAATCATTAACTGCTTTTGACCACATATAATCAGAATGGGCTCTTAATTTTTGTTTTTTAAATCCAGTTTCCAGCAAGGTGTCGAGATTTGGAAGAATGTCAGGATCATGTCCTACCAATATATCCTCCCTACTGACAGAATAATGGATAACAGGACGAACCCCGCGCCAACTACGAATAATAGCCTCGATACGAGGATCAGTTCTTTTGATATACTCACCTGAATAGATAAAATGATGATGAATGTCAAGGACAATAGGAATAATATCACTAAGTTGAAGGCAATCATTGAGTCCATAGCTTATTTCTTCGTTTTCAATTGTAATACTACTGCGGGCTTCGTCACTGAGTCTCTTATAGGCTTGTCTAAAACCTTCGACACCGGCTCTACCCGAGATGTGGACATTGATTTTAATGTCCTGAAATTTTTTACCGTACCCCATCCAGCGGGCCATATCCACATGATATTCAAACTCCTCGATACTCTTATTTACCACCTCAGGGCGGTCACTAGCTAATACTACAAACTGATCTGGATGAAAGCTTACACGGACATCATTATTTCGTGCTGTTTCGCCAAGTGGAGCAAACCAATGTTCTAGTAAATTACGCACTGTAGAACTTTGCCAAAATGGTTTCCAATCATCCATAGTGTAAAAACTACACATATCACTTGTAAGACGAACCATACGCATTCTGTGATCCAGTGTAGCTACCTTCTTTATCAAGTTATGTGTGTTAACAATATTGCGTCTAGCAACATCTAACACTTTTTCTTCGGCTTTTTCACGGATTTGTCGCTTTGCCCAAGCATGAGTAGTGCCACCTGTGTTAAGGCCCTCAACACTACTGATTTCACCCTTTTTGTTGATTTCTGCCCACTTACAAGCAAAGCCAATTCGTTTGATATTTTGATTAGTATACATAAGCCACTTTTAGATAAATAATAGATATATTAGCAGAAAAACTATTTAGTATCAAGTACAACGGAAAAACCTATGAAAATCAATGAAATACTACTAGAAGATAAAATGAGTGTGTCAACATTGGGAGGATTCCCAGTTACTCTACTTAACATAGAACAAGAAGGTGTGGATGAAGCACTCAAAGTAGATATCCCACAAAAACAATACAGCAAAGATGAATTACAAGCATACTTGACCCGTATTAAAAAGGGTGAAAAAACTAAAGCAGATAGATTTAAGCCTATTATACACGCTAGTAATATTAAAGCAATTACTATGGATGATGAGAATACAGAATGGGACTTAGATGATTTGGCTAGTCAAATCACCACACCACCAAACAGTATACTTGGTACCAATGCTAAAATGGCTAAAAGTAAAAAAGAAGGTGCCATTACTTATGACTTAACATTACCAGCATTAACTGGTATTGTTGTAGATGAAGAAGCAAGCTCAGGTGGTGAACCAGTTTTTGTTGAAGTAACAACATGTCCAGGTGCTGGTGAATGTCAACTTTACTGTTATGCTAGAAAAGGTGGCTATGTAATGTTTCCAGGTAGTAGCATGAGTGCTGCTAGAGCGTTAAATTTTTTACTTAATCATCCTGAAGATTATATGAAAATGTTTGATAGTGAAGTAAAACAAGCTAAAGCAAGAGTAGATAAAGCAGGTATTAAGTTATTAGTGCGTATACATGATGCTGGTGATTTCTTTAGTAAACAATATTATGACTTAATGATGGATGTGGCAAAGCGTAATCCTGATGTAAGATTTTATTTTTATAGTAAAATGGGTGACATAGTAACAGATCCAAATAGTCCACCTAATGTTGTTAAACAATTTAGTCCAGGCGCTAAGAGTAAAGAAGTTAAGACAGTACAGTTTGCTAGAGAAAAAGGACAGTTTGTTAAAGACGCTGTGACATTGCCTAAAGAATTCTTTAAAGGCTTATTTAAGACTGATGAAAAAGGTAAGTATGTTAAAGATGAAGATGGAAGAACTGTAGTAAAGAGTAGTGAAGCATGGGATGATTTTAAAACTAAGCTTGCTAATCAATATAAGATAGATAAAGATAGTATTATTACATATGACCAAATGGTAAAGATTCCAGAAGGACCCAAACCAAAATGGAATGTAGTAGTGTTCCCAGCAGGTCATGGTGACTTAGGTGCTCCAAGATTAGATGTACAAAATCAATTCTTAATGTTCCATTAATATGCGTGCTATAGAGTTTATGTATGAGTCAGCCGTCGATGAAATGGCTCTTAGTAAATACACCACATTTGGTGACTTTACTAAACCAGGACCATTTCGTGGCCCAGATAAACGCTTAATACCACACCCAAAGAATCAATTAAAAACACAAAAGTTCTTTGAAAAAACACCATATGATTTTAGATTGTTCTTTAGTAACATTCCAGGCACAGGAAAATATAGTGAATATGGCCCAATGAGTCCTGAACAAATACGAAAAATATTTCCTGAAGATGCTGCTAATCAAATTATTGATGGGCATGAAGATAGTATTACTGTAGTTTATGTAGGTAATAAAGGTGATGCTAAAGTAATGCTTACACCATGGATGATGGCACATCGTTTTGGACATGCTATTCAAGCAGGGGTGCGTGGTAAACAGGGCTTTAGTGAATGGGCTGAAGCTGAAAAACATTTCTTTGGTAAAGTTAATGAGTTGCTTGAAAAATATTACGCAAAGACAGGCAAGCCATACAATATGCCTGCTATGAAATGGACATTAAATAAGGCGTATAACGGATTATTTAACTATATAGGAACACAGCGTAGCAGCCGTACTAAACAAATTCGTAGACCATATGAGTTTATGTATGAATTATTAGCACAATATATACTTTCTGGAAAAATTACATTACAACCTTTTCCAACAAGAGTAGGTTATGGAAGACCAGTATTTGGTCGTTATACAGAATACTTGAACATTAAACCTGAATTACGAGATACTAATGATAGAATACATGCTAGTGAAATATTAGCAAATGATATGGGAATTAAGTTTAATGATACATTAGCAAGTAGTGTTGGTAAAATATATGTGATGTAATATGCGATTCAGTGAAATTTTATTAGAGGGTCAACCACCAATCAGAGATAGAATTATTGATGCTATCAAAAAAGACGGTGGTAATATTAATGATTACTTTATTAGATTTTCAGATATAGATCAACTTGGATACAGTGGTAAACAAACATTTGGTAAAACACCTGATGTAGACGATCCCAAATTTACAGTAGATTATATTGGAGCATTAAAAGGTAAAAGGGCATTATGGTTTTACCCAGCTAAGTTTTTTCTTAATAGTAAAGAATTATTTCGTACTGAATTGCCCTATGTTTTTATAGTCAAGTTAAAACCAAATGCTTGGTTACAAACAGTTAAACGAGGTGATAAAAAAGTAATTGATGCTCCTGAAGGAAAAGAAAGAGTTGGTATATTACGCATGAGTTCACCCCCTGCTGCTATATTTTTTAGACCTGGTTATCAATTAGTAAGTAAACTGGTAAACTATAAAGCATTACATAAAGATCATGGGTTAGTTAAAGGACCACTATCTATGTTTCAAAAGATTTTAAAGAAGTTCAAATCTTAAGTAATTGCTTAATCGTAAACAATTCTTTCATATATAAACTAGTTTTTTCTAACACACTAACTGGTAAATCACCCTTGCGTCTTGGGCCATAGTTTATTTTAAAATCTACATTGTTAACATCTTGGAATAGTTCTACAATCTCTTTTACGCTATATCCTACGCCATGTCCCAAACATTCAATACTATTGCTTGGTCTTTCTATAGCAAGCTTAATAGCATTACATATTTCTAGTACA